AGGATTTAATATCTTAGCATAGAACTCTGCACTATTACCTGTAGGATATGCCCAACCTGAAGTAATCCCAGGAAGAGGAGCAACGACAGGTGCGGAAACGGCAGGAGGTAATAAAGCAGGTACACTCGGTATTGACACTGAAGCAACTGCCGGACTATATCCTCCATTATAAGATACAGGACCTGAAGGTAATGGTGCACCTATTGTTGTAAAGTCACCTCTTGTTGCCGCGACTGATGTAGCAATAACCGACGGAGAATTCACAACAGTGCTTGAAGTAATTGCGCCTGAGTTAATAGCAGTTGTATTGAATACTCCTGTATGAGATGTAGTGACTGAAGCAATTTGCATGGAAGGTGTTGTTAAGCTCCATCCTGGCGTTGGCACTGATGTTCCTGTTAATAATGTAGGAGGTATTAAACCACTTGCTAGGTTAATAATATTTGAAGCAGCATTATGTATATCACCTGGTGTAGATAATTTAATTGCTTTGGTACAAAATACATCAAAAGTATTTAATGCTGTATTTTTAATATTCTTGGCAACGAAGTTTAATTGATTGGTTGCTTCAAACTGTATTTCTTTTTTACCAAATACAGTCATAATACCTTGTCCTGCTTCGAGCTTAACATCAGCTCCTCTTAACTGAACTTGGTCACTTGCATTTAAATTCATTTGTCCACCAACACCAAACTCGGCATTGCCATGAACAAGCATTTTATAATCGCCTTCGATTTCTTCTGTCTTATTTCCTTTTACATATACATGAGCATTACCGTTAATCGTAACTACACTATGACCTGACGATTCATGTTTTGTTCCAATATTAACTTCATAACGATCTGCTTCTGCTCTTTCAGTAACTGTACCTTTACTATCAATTTGAATGTATGCACCTGAGTCATGGTGAATCATAATTCTTTCACCACCAGGAGTATCATCTATTTCAATACTATGTCTCTTAGATTTAATTACTTTATTATATGGATATTTTGCTGCGTAAGCTGGTGGAGGTTCAGACCAAGTTTCATCCATGTCGGCAATTCTTTGGTCGTGAATTCTATTTGCTGCTTGCTCTAAAAGATATGTTTCATTTAATAATTCACCACGAGCTAATTTATCAGGACCTCCTCCTGCATTAAAATCTCTAGGGGCATAACCATTTGCTAACAATTCAGCATTCTTTGATGGAATGGTACCTACTTTATCTTTTGTAGGATCCATTTCTTTATTATATAATCCAGGTATCATTCCAAGAACAATAGGATGCTGTGCCATTCTTCCATCCATCATCATACCATATACATAAGCACCGATAGGTGGAGGAGGATTATTAGGATCATAATTACCTGAAGCACAAATGGCCCAAGGCAAATCAATTTGCTCAATTTCAGTATTATCTCCGTGCACACCAAAAGCACGAACTTGTACTTTTCCTTCGTGTGTTTTGTCGTCGTTATTTTCAACGACTCCTAAAAAGAAAAACGGATTACTTACTCCACTACCATCTATCATAATACACCTTTTTGCCAATCGTATTTTATTACGTCAACATGAGTCTCTAATTCATTTTCTTCCATCATATGTCTTACCGACTCAATTAAATATTTACCACTTAATCTTTCATTCATATCGGTAGTTAATTCAATTGAAGGATCTGTCGTAATTAAATTAATTACATCTCCTGGTATTAAATCTAATCTACCCGTCATTGTCATTTGTACTTTTGAATTATTTAAATGGTGTTTATATGCTATTCTGTTTTGTATAATTTCAACCATCTTTTGAGGAGGTCTTGGTTGTTGTTCTGGTTTTTGTGACATACCATCATCTTGCCAATCTCTATACACTACATGCTGTTTTGCATTTTCTTCTGTAAATGTATCGTCTATAAATGTATCACTATGTACTGCTCCTGCATTAGAAGTCCTTGGAGCTCCATCCATTCCTGCATACTTTTTTCTTTTTTCTTTATAGTTGTAATTATAGAGAGTCCTACTGTGATTCACTAAATCAATTTCTAACACTGCATTTGTATATGCACCACTTACTAAATCTGAACCTGTATCAACGTGATCTGAATTTTGAAATGAAGTTATTGTTCTTGTAATTAAATCTGCATATAATGGATTTTGTTCTGTATAGTTTAAATAATAAAAATCTTTTATTTTACTCTTATCAACTTGTGCTCTTTTTAATAACCATTCGTCAGTTACCCAATAATACCCATCAAAAGTTTCAAAGAAACGAAACATATTTGAAGGAGATTCAGAACTTGCTAATGATTTTGCTCCTAAGAAAGTCATTGTCTGATGAGGATTATAATCAGGAATAAGAACTCTTAATTGTCCTTTTGAATCTTCAATATAAAAATGTCTACCACGGTCAACTAAACTATAAACATTTGATTTTACTGGCATAGGTTTATCAGCCGTATTTAATGGTGGTAATAATTCCTTTCCTTGATTAAAGTATTTCTTAAATATTTTCTTTGCGGCAAAAGATCCTGTTTTGTTTCTGAATGCTGTAATTACATTTCTCAAACCTGCTTCGTATGAGGTGCGTGTTGTAAAATGTAATGAATAGAAATATCCATCACCTTGTGTATTTTTACTTACATCATTAATTTTTGTTATTTGTCCATTGACTGTGATTTCAGTTTGTAGGTCATGACCTTTTAAAGTTAATTTTAATCTTTCTTCACCACGCAGTGGAAAATTATGTAATAGTCCTACAGAATCAAATACCTTAATAACACCAGATATCCCAGAAGAATTTAATGACTGAGTAAAAGTCACAGAATATATTAATGCTGTAATGCTTTCTTTTTGCTGTTCTCGTCCCGGAGCTGGGTGTGCAGTAACTGTTGCCTCTTCAATTGTGCAAAATCCGGGGTTAAAGGTTTCCATATTAATCTGTACTTATTGCGTTTCTAAATTGATTTTTTAATTGGCCTAAGTATGCGTTATCGAATAAAAAGATTTCTTTCTTATTATCATTAATTTCTGTTTCGTATTCGTAAATACGATAAGGTACCCAATCCTCAGGAACGATTCTTTTAATAATAATCTTTTGCCCACGCTCAGTACGCATAATAACTCTGTCTTCTCTACGAAGATAAATTGTTCGGAAAGATTCCGGGGCTAATACTATGTCGTCTACTGCTGCCATTTGCTATTCCTATACTGTTTTGATATAATATAAAATGTTTTCATCAATTGTTGGATCTTTTGTCCAATCTATTACTGCTTCACCAACTTCACCTGACTGTTCTTGATATTTTGCGACGAGGTAATCGTTAAACGTTTGAGCATCCATAGGCCACTCGTAATACGGGTCTATAATATTATTTGCCATATACACCAACCAAACATAACTCACTGAACCATAATATGAATCAGCAATGTCTTCTGCTCTTTCACCTTCTTTTACTGTATAAGGATAATACAATAAAGGATTATTTGATATTGCTCTAACAAAAGCAGCACGTCGAGTAATGTCTCTTACCTTTCTTCCTTGGTAAGTTATAACTGGAAAATCTTCAAAATATTTTTGTGCCATCTTAATTCCTAAAATCTTCTGCGGTTTGTATTTCTATTTCTTTACAGCTTATACCCAATTTAACGCCTTGTGGTACACCACCCTCTGCGATAACAACTTCTCCACTTGGTCCGTAATTAATATCTATACTGTCAATCATAACAGGTTTAAATCTTGGAAACGCAGATTCGTCAACGCCAAGTAAATTGATATAAACAACAGAAGGATATGTTAAGAATGCACGATTAAGAATGGAACTTGTATTACCTGCGAAGCCTCCATCTAATCCACCGCCTTCTGAATCCGCACCAAAAACTGTTTGAACTGAAGGTAATATATTTCTTTTTATGAATCTTACAATTTGTTTAATATCTTCAGCTTCCTTTGCACTATCTGGATATAAAGTCCAATCAAGAGTAAAGGATCTCATATTTACACCTTCAAATGCTAAAGTTGCATTTGGGTTAATTGCTGCACCTGCAGATGCTCCTAAAGATTTTCCTAATCCTGGTACCATTGAGTCTAATGTATTTCTCATAAAGTATGATAATACTTTTGCTCCGCCACCTAACGCATCACTGGCATTACCAGCTGCCTTTTTAGGATCTGTTAGGACAGACTGAACAGCAGATGTAATTCCTTCCGCTGTACTTTTACCAACATTTTCTCCAAGTTCAAATAAATTCTTTAATACTGTTCCTGGTCCACCACCTTCACCAAAGGTAGGAGCCAAAGTATCTGTAAGGAAAGTTTCAATAAATGTTCTTTCCATTGAATTAATAACTAATCCTGTTGCGTCTGTTAAAGCGGTTGGCATTGGTAATTCAATTGCTCCGACTGCATCTTCTTGAGCAGCACCTTGTGTGGAAGCATGCTTTATGCCAAACCCAGAACCGGTCTGACGATTTTGAATCATCTTTTCGTAATTGTATTTTTTAAAGATTAATTGAATGCCATGAGGAAACGGTGCAGCAGGAAAGAAAAGTCTTTCAATACCGTCTGTGTTTTTGCTTCTCATTGATTGGTCTGGTCTTGCCATTCTTGTTTCCTTTGATTCGTCTCCGACAAATTCTAATAAATATGTAGTACGGATAATAGATTATTTATAACAGTAGACGGAAAGTATATAATGGCATATAAGGGTAGATTTAAACCAAAACATCCCGAAAAGTATAAAGGTGACCCTACTAAGATTATTTATCGGTCTTTATGGGAGTTTAAGGTATTTAAATGGATGGATTTACACAATGATGTAATGTGGTGGCAATCCGAAGAAGTCATTGTACCTTATAGGTCTCCGATTGACGGAAAGATTCATAGATATTTTCCGGATGTGGTAGTACATAAAAGAGATGGTTTAGGTAATCCTCAAACGATTATGATTGAAATTAAACCAAGCTCTCAATGTAGACCACCAGATCCGAAGAATAAAAATAAAACAAAGACAGGTAGAATATCAAGAAGATATTTAAATGAAGTTAAAACATGGGGTGTTAATGAAGCAAAATGGAAAGCAGCAAAAAACTTTTGTGCTGACCGCGGATGGCATTTTACAATTATGACCGAAAAACATATTCCAGGAGCTCGATAAGTGGCAACACTATTTTCAGATATATTAGCAAAAGGTGTAAGGCGTGGAGAAATACCTGCTAGGACACAAACTGCTAGAGAGTGGTATCGTAAACAAGCAAAGACAGCAGCAGGTAAAGAAATTACATCTGAAGCTTTGTTAAGCAGTAACGAAAAGGGTAGGTCAAGAGCTCAATTAACTGGTGATACAGTATATGGTTCAATGTACTATTTTGAATACGATCCTAAACATAAAGATACTTTGCCTTATTACGACAGGTTCCCTCTTATATTCCCAATAAATAAAGTAAAAGGTGGTATACTTGGATGTAATATGCATTACTTACCACCTAAGATGAGAGCTGAATTAATGGACGCTCTTTATAGTGTCGCAACTGATGATAAGTACGACGAGCAAACTCGTCTTAATATTAATTACAAGCTTTTAAACAGTGCGGCAAAATTTAAATTATTTAAGCCTACAGTAAAAATGTATTTAGCAAAGCATGTAAGAAGTAGGTTTATTAAAATTAATTCGTCTGAATGGGACATTGCATTGTTTTTACCAATTCAATCGTTTCAGAAACAAAGTCAGACATCTGTTTGGGCAGATTCAAGAAGGATTGCTAGAGGATAATAAATGGCATTTAATATAAGCGAATTTAAAACTCAAATTGAGCGTTATGGTGGTCCTGCACGTACGAACCTTTTTGATGTACAATTATTAACACTTCCAAAGAATATGCCTGTTAACGCAAATTATGATTATCAAAGAGGTGTTAATTTATTTTGTACTAAAATGTCAATGCCTGGTGTTGCTTTTAATACAGCAGATGCAAATTATGTAGGTCAGCTTGGAAAGAAATATCCAACCGTTATGCAAAATCCTGGACCTATCACAGCAACGTTTCTTGTAGATTCAGATCATAATTTATTATCGTTCTTTCATTTATGGTCAAGACAAATAGTTAACTATACGAAAGGTAATAAACCCTTTGCTGAATTGAGTGGCAAGCTTCCACATGAAGTTGGGTTTAAAGATGATTATGCATGTGATATGATAGTGAAACATTATACAACAGATAGTTTCCCTAATTCGTATTATGAAGCAAAATTAATTAGATGCTATCCTACATCAATATCTTCACTTGATATGTCGTGGGATGGTTCAAATACTTTCCTTACATTGGATGTTCAATTTCAATTAGAGGATATTGTATTTAGTTCAGACAATACATTAAAAACAAATAATCGTTCACGAAGAGGTGGAGGGTTATTGGATATTCTTGGAGATATCGCAGGGTTTGCCGATACTGTAAGAGGAACAATTAAAGCAGGTAAACCTACAAGCATTCAAGATGCTATCAATAGATTAGATAGATTAGGGAATGCGATTGATAACATTAATGACAATATTTAAATTATTAGGAGTATATAATGGCATTACCAAAAATTGATTTACCAATCTCGGAAATTATTTTACCGAGCAATGGTGAAAAGGTAAAATACAGACCTTTTTCTGTAGCAGAAGAAAAAGTATTATTAGTTGCTCAAGAGAGCGGTGACGCAGAACAAGAAGTTTTGGCAATGAAACAGATTATTAATAACTGTTTGATTGATAAAGATGTTGAGGAGCTTGCATTATTTGATTTTGAATATGTCTACTTAACATTAAGATCCAAATCAGTTGATAACGTAGCACAATTTGTTATTACTGACCCGGACACAAAAGAAAAGGTTGAATTAGAATTAGATTTACAAGAAATTGATTTTGTAAGAGATGAAAGGCATACAAAAGAAATAAAAGTTAATGATGAATATACATTAATTTTAAAGTATCCAACAATTAACGAATTCATCAAAATTATTGGAATGGATAATGAAGATCCTTTAGTGAATTACTTTATGATGGTGTCTTGTTTAGATACGTTGGCATCGGAAGATGAAGTACATTATTTTAAAGATTATAGTGATAAGGAAGTTGAAGAGTTTATGGATGGTCTCACAGGAGAAGTAGTTCAACAAGTAACTACGTTCTTTGAGACAATGCCTAAATTAAGAAAAGAGATACATTACGAAAATAAAGAAGGTAAAAAACAAACGTTCGTTGTAGAGGGAACGCGTAGTTTTTTTATCTAAGCCTTAGTCATATTACGCTAAGGCATTATTACAAAATGTTATTCTCTATGGCACAGCACCATAAATGGTCCATTGCTGAAATGGAAGCAATGTTGCCGTATGAAAGAGATTTATATTTTGGAATGCTCGTTGCGTGGATTGAAGAAGAAAACGAAAAAAGGAAGAGCTAGAAATGGCAGAACAGAAGAACAATACATTGAGTCCTGAAACACAAGCAATTGTAGACCGCTTAGTGGCAGAAGGTAAATTGCTCCGACAAGATGGGACCAACTCAATTAAGTCAGTAAAGGAAACTTTATTGGATAAGTTCGCGCCTGCATTTGAAGCAATATCTGTTAATACCGAACAAACTGCTAAAGCTTTAGGTACAATGGAAACGTACTTTACAGGAAATACCGAACAGCTTGATGGTCTTCAAGCAGAAATTTCCAAAATGAATGAAACTGATAAGGCGGCTCTTGAAGCCAAACTTAAAAAGGATCGTGAAGATGCAAAAAAGGCAAAAGAAGATGCACGTGAAGGTGGAATGATTGACGGGTTTAAAGATATAGTAAAGAATCTTAAAACTGGCTTTAATGGAATGTCATCAAAGTTATCAGATATATCAAAACCTGGTAACTTACTTAAAATAGGTAAGTGGGCATTACTTTTACCAATTATCGGTGGACTTGTAAAAGGAACCATTGAAGGATTCATGCCTGTATTTAGTTCGTTTATAAAATTTGTTGGTGAACATCCGTGGGCAACTTTAGGTACCGCACTAGTAGCATTCGCAGGTATTAAGTGGGCAACAATGTACGCTTCAATGATGATGGCTGCAAAAGTTATGGGTGTAAAGAATACTGGTGGTGGACCAATGGTTATGGGAGGTCCTGATGGTCCTGATGGCAAGGATGGTAAAAAATCAAAAAATCCACTTAAAGGTTTAAGAGGCAAAATAGCTGGATTACTTAAAGGCGGAGTTGGTAAAGGATTAGCTTTATCTGTTATTGCTGGAGGAGGTCTATTACTTTTAGGTAATAGCGGTGATGAAGACGATGTTGATTTAGAAGCAGAGATGGAAGCAATCAACAGAGAGGTTGGTAAAAAAGAACAAGCAGCTAAAGATGAAATGCTTTTAAAATATGAAAATGAAAGAAGTGGTCTTGGTACTATTATAACAAGTACATTAACAGGAGCGGCAGTAGGGTCAATTGGAATGTTGCCTGGAGCAATATTTGGAGCAGTGACTGGATTCTTTACAGGAGTAGGACAAGTTGCTTACGAAAAGTTCAACGATATTAAACATGATCTTGATGAACTTCCTAACGCCTTAGAACAAGAATTAAAAAATGAAGAATACAATCAATTTAATAGAAATCAAAGAGGACGCTCTACAGGTAAAAAGACCGATGCTGAAATTGAAGATTTAAAATTAAAAACCGATGAAAAGATTAAATCTATTCGTGATGGTCTTAGAGAACAAATATTTGGTAAAGATGGACAGGGTGGTATTCAAGGCGATTTAGAATCAATGCAAGCCCTTTTAGAAGAAGGTCCTAATGCAGAATTAACTAAGACAGGCAGAAGAGGCAGAAAGGTAACAGTTGCTGCATACGAGTTTGGCGGAAAGAAATATACAGAAGAAGAATACAAGAAGTTAATTGAAGACCAAGAAAGAGAAAGAATATTAAGAGAAAAGCAACTCAAAGCAACGGAAAGAGTATTAGAATTAAGAGGTGTCGAAGCGGAGAAGATTGAAGCAGTTAATGAATCAACAGAAAAACTTGCTCTTGCCGAAGATGATGCTGCAGAACAAGCCAAAAAGATTAATCCTCAAACATCTGATAGAGAAAGAAAGCAAAGTGTTGCCTCAGGTGGATTTGCATTGAATGTTACGAACAACTATTACAATAAAGGTGGTGATACTGTAGTCAACCAAAAATCTGATAACAGAGTTGCTTCAAATAAAAACACTGGTATTGTAATGGGTGGTCCAGGTGGTGGTGTTACTGGTGGTTGGTTACCAAACGGAGCATAATAAAAAAGGGATCCCGAAGGATCCCCTAAAAACGGCCGGGCTGGGTGCAACTTTATCAGTGTTGTCCAACGAGGATTGTTTTTATTGTTTTAAATAAGCAAGAACAGTTTCAGGCGAAGATTCACCATAAGGATCTGTCGGACAATCATCTTCAAATCCAGGTTCAACAAACATCTTTTCAACAACACCGTCTTCTACGACAGCAGCATATCTCCAAGATCTTTTACCGAAACCAAGATTATCCTTTGCGACTAACATTTCCATACCTGCTGTAAATTCACAAGATCCATCAGGAATGAATTTAACATTCTTGACTCTAAGATCTTCAGCCCATGCATTCATAACGAATGTATCATTACAGGATACGCAATATACTTCATCAATACCTGCTTCAATAATTTGGTCATATAGGACATCGAATCCTGGTACTTGATTATTAGAACAGGTTGGTGTAAATGCGCCAGGTAATGAGAACATTACAACTCTCTTACCACCAAAATAATCATTGGTTGTTGGATGTTGCCATTCAAAATCACCTGTGTCTACATTTCTGCTTCTTACTTTGAAAGTAACGTTAGGTACTTGTTTCATAATATAGTTTCCTTTTAGTTGGGAGGCCATTGCGACCTCCCGGATTAAAATAGATTAACCTTTGAGAAGTTCTTTCTCAGTTTTAATCTTAATTTTACGTGCTTTCTTTGCCTCAGGAATAATTCTTTCCAATGAGACAGTTAAAAGACCGTTTGCGAAGTTGGCGTCAATTACTTCAATATCGTCCGCAAGAGTAAAGCTTCTTTTGAACTTCTTGAAAGAAATACCACGGTGAACATACTCACCGCCGCCATTGAAGTAATCACCTGCTTCATCCCATGTGGAACGAATGGTTAATACATCTTCTTTTACTTCGATTTCTACATCATCAATATCAAGTCCTGCCAAAGCAAGGTCAATATAGAACTTGTCTTCGTCTCTTCTGATATTGTAAGGCGGGAAGCCTTGTGATTGATGTACTTGAGGGAACTCCACCAATCTGTCGAAGACTCTATCGAATCCTACAGCAAAAGGGTGTAGTTGATTTATATTTAATCCAGTCATTTTTATCTCCTTTAATAAGCTAGATATTATTATTCGATGGTTATTACCCATCACCTTTTGTAAAGCCCTTACGGCACCTTACTAAATTATTTATATATTATATACTAGTTTGATAAGAATGTCAACTATTCTTTTTTACCAATATTATATTTAACTGTTAAATCCCATTCATTCTTTTCTTTAAATGAAATGATTTTTATTTGATTTAGAGAAGCAATTGGATCCGCTGATTTTGAAGGATCCACAATCTTAACAAGTTCCCATTCTTCTAATAGGTTCACAATCGTATTACGACGTGAAATGTCTTCTTCTGTTAATGTATTGTGCTTACCGTCTAAAATAAACAATTCTTTAAAATGTAGGATAGCATATCTTCCTTTCTTATGAAGGATGTGACAAGATTGATAAAGTTTCTTTTCTTTGCGACTCGATATACCGATACGAGTCAATGTTTCTTTAATCTTGAGGAAGCTATCTTGTGTGGGGAGTTCGACTTCTACGCCAACTCCTTTGAAAATATCTGTGTCCATGATTTATATTCACCTTATTAATTATTTTTAGTGGCATGGTATATAACCATATAAGATTTATTTATAAAAATCATATCTTAACCACCTTCATTTAATTTTTCATGGACAACTTCAAGTTGTTCTTTTGATAGAACTTTAAGATATTGTTTTGCTACGGTACGATTACATTGATATACTTGTTGGATTGCGTCAAGATTTGTATCCTTTTCGGCTTTAGGCCATTTGGAAAATCTTTTACGCTTTCTTAGAACAGAACGATAATAATCAAACTGAGCTCCATCAAATAAATGATGTCGCATATTCATTTCGTTTGCATGTAATATCGTATCTTCAAAATTAACGAAGCCACGGTTCACGATAAAGGCGTTGTACATCTTTTCAGTATGTTCAGGTATATCTGAGTTACGAATAATATCTTCCTTTGTAAAGGATGCAGCATTCATAAAATCAAATGGTGTTAGGTCTTTCATCAAGTACCTCCTGAAGCTCTTTTGCTAATATGTCAAAGTCTTTACCACAAGATTCACACAAAGTAACTTTATGCTTACCTTCCGAAGTATTCATTTCAACAGTATATGCTTTCTTTTTTGTCGTTGTTGTATTACAGTTAAAACATCTTGTCTTTAACATTATACATACTCACATTCAATCATAACCTCAGTTAAGAATGCAACCATATTAATTTCTTGGTCAGCAACTAAACCTGACTTGTACATATAATCAGCTAATGTAACTATAAATCCAGCTTGTGATTGTAAAGTTACCTTTTCTGAACACATATCGTAGATACGACGAAACATTTCATTCATATCTTGGTCAGAATTCTTTGCTACCCATTTACGCATATCGGTAAATTGTTTACCTTTTAATAAACGAAATAGGTCATCAATAGATTCTTGTTTCAGATTAACAAAGATACCTTCGTCAATTTTACCTGAAGCTGCATATGATTGTAGTTCAGTTAATACACGACGGAAATCAGGGAAGTGTTTTTCAATTACTTTAGCAACTACCTTAGGATCATATTGAACTTCTTCTCGGTCAAGAATTGCCTTAACACGTTTGAAGAATGCCATTGCCATCATTGGACGATCTTCGGTATCAATTGAAAAGTCAACTTCAGATAGTCTTGAACGTAATGGACTGATAATACGATTCTTGAAATTACAAGTAAAGATAAATCCACAGTTAGAGGAATATTCTTCAATAAAGTTACGAAGAGCAGGCTGAACATTTGCTGCGTTCAGATAATCTGCTTCATCAAAAATTACATACTTACGACCTGTACCTGTTAGAGAAACAGCAGATGCGAAAGTAGAGATATCGTATCGGAGAGTATCAATATTAACATTAAGAGAACCATTCTTTACGATATAATCGCAACCAAGTTCTTCAAGCATTGCCTTTGCGATTGTAGTTTTACCTACACCAGGACCGCCTGTTAATAATAGATTTGGAACACTGCCGTCTGATACGAACTTACGGAATGTTTCTTTTGTCTTATCAGGTAGAATAGTATCAGCAACTACTTGCGGACGATATTTCTCAACCCATAAGACTTCGTTTGATTTTGCATCAATCATAATTCACCATAAACATAATATAAAAATTTGAGAAAAAGTTGAGGGCGTTTGACCACCCTCACTTCTCGAGAAATGAGTTATTGATTACTCAACAACTTTATCAGCTAAAGGAGCACCTTCAGTTACTGATGTATCAACATTGGCATCCTGTTCACCAAGACTTGCGTCTTGCTGAGGTCCTTTCTGTCTTAAAAATGCTTCGATTTTATTTCTTAGCATTCCTATTCCAGCAAGTTCCTGTCCTTGGAATCCACCACGCTGAGAGACTACGTCAATAATCTGCAACACAGTTGATAGGTCTCCAAGATTGATAACCACTTCTTGTTCTTGGCCTTGTTGTTGACCAAAGTTACCTTGTACTGGTTCATTCATAATTTCACCTTTTATTATAAGTCGACTTTGAATCTATAGCCACATAATATGTGACACCTTGACCTTTAAATTCTGAGATACCTTTTGAACAAAGCGTAACCTCATAATCCAAAGGCATGAGTTTTAAATTATCAGTTTTAATAATAATTTTAAACTCGTCGGCAGTATCCCCGATTTCAACGCCAAAGTCATCTGCGCCTTCGTTCGTACTGTCGATTGCTTTCAGATAGCATTTGCCGCCTTCGCCTACAAACGCAATCTCTGAAAATTGTAATACCCCTGCTGCTTTGAGCACTGAAGTTAATTCATCATTAGATACATTAACTACAACATCTGCTGAAGGAATAGTAATATCCTTTTCAGGTGGTGTATGTATCATTGATAAATCTGCATAGACATATTTCGTTCTACGCTTACCTTCCGAGATAATAAAGTATTTATCAAAAAACTCTACATCTGGGTCATTATATAAAGACAAAATTGATAAAAATCTTGAAAGATCGTATACACATGCATCTGATGGAATTTCATCAGGAATGTCTGCGATAGCAATTAATGTCTTCTCCGGAGTGATAGTCTTAAGAACATTACCTTCTTTCATCAAGATTGACTTGTTGATTTGAGTAAAGCTTTTTAAGACCGTCAAAGTTTCGTTAGAAAATTTCATAATATAAGTTTCTCCATTGATATTATTTGTGGTATATTATATACCATTTACTTGGACTTGTCAACAGGATTATAAGCTTTCTTATTAGATTTAGAATCTGCAGTAGCAGTAACTCCTAGTTGACCTAGAGCACCCATGTCACCCTTAAAGATATAAGAACCAACATGGTTGATTTTCATCCAAGGACACATCCAAACTGAAAGACCTGCTTTACGAGCCATCTTACAGAAAAAGTAATCCTCGGATAAGTACCTCTTTGACTCTGGGTCAATGACACAATCAAAGAAAGCATGAATCTCACGAGTACCGTCAAACTTGTCAGTACGAACATGGTCAGGTTTATATGATAACTCTGGATATGTGTCTCGATATCTTTCGAGAGCATCTCTTGTAATTAACATAAACCCAGTTCCACCTTCTGCCACTTCAACAGGGTCGGAGAGTTTAAATTGTCTTATATCCGCAACAGGGTTAAAGACAAAATCTGATGTATATTGTTCAAGTTCAAAAGGATTTTCCTTTCCAACACCTTGCTGTGCTGCTACAGAAACCTTTTCCCATGCAATTGTTTTCTTTGGATATGGACCGCATACAATATCATACTTCTCTGGGTCTGATATTTGTAATGCAAGTAATGCTAATGCATCTCTTGGGTCAAATCCAATATCTGAATCTATAAACAATAAATGAGTACAGTCAGAACGAAGGAATTCATCAACAATATAATTCCTAGCTCTTTGTACTAAACTTTCGTTAAATAAGAAATAGTATTTCATTGGAATTTTATGCGATGAACATAACATACTTAAATCATTTGTTGACTTTGTATATAATCCTGCACAAGATCCACCATACATAGGTGTTCCAATAAAGAGTCGTTGTTTTTGTAGTTCTTCTGTTTTTACTTCTAATTTCATACTGTGATTTGCTCCATATCATTTTCAGCTCTTGTGATTGATTGTAATCTCATTACGTCTGCCAATATATCCCAAGCTGAATCATGTGCTTTAAATACAGAATCCCATTTATCTTCATTAGCACAAGGAGGGAATCCATTCTTCTTCAAACCAAAATCAAACTTTGCATCAATAAAAGTTCTTGTATCTCTAACTTTCCAATGTTGTAAGTGTGATTGTAAATGATTTACTTTATTCTGAGATTTAAATAATCTTTCCAGAATAACTGGGTCAAATGAATTAGACCTTGACCACCAAAAATCAATCTTTGGGCTATCAATTAAAAAATCTGTGAATTGTTTTACAAAATCAGCAACAGATAAATCAGAACTCTTAGGAGCAATATTCTTTCTTACTTCAGAATCCTGCTGCGACCAAAAGTCCAATGTACCTTTATCAACTACCCAATTGTAATTCTTGACTTGCTCCGATACATTCAATTTGAATTTCTTCACCTTGAATACATCGCCTAAATTGTATGGATCGTCAGACGTAAACTTGTCCCATTGAAATACCATTACTGACATATCAATGACAGCACAATTATGTACGTCTTGACCCATTGTTTCAAAGTCTATTATTAAATCATTTCTCATGGTGTATATTATACTCTATTTTTTATTGAATGTCAATAGTTTATGACATAAATTCTTCAAGAGATGGAGTTGTATCTTTTCCGTTAGGGTCAAACTCCATTAATTGTTTATGATTGTTTTGTCTTAAATAAGTGGTATCAGATAATGTTAGTTCGCCTCTTAAAAATTTACCAATCTCAGAATGTAAATCTCTTGATGTAGGTACAGGAACATTTTGAGCAATATGATTTACTTTAGGCAATCCACCTAATAGTTCAAAGTCTTCTGGGAATCCCATCATATGTAGAGCTTCACGAATAGTTAATGACCTATCTTCAGTTGGGTGAATCGTATCAACCATATTACGACCAATGACTGCATTCATATAATCACCAAAGACATGTACTGAACCATCCCATACACCTAATCCATCAGCATACTTTTTAATTGCGTGGTCAGAATACTTAATACCTTTTTCATGTCCTGTCTTATGGAACCATTCGTTTGCTTCTTTCATCCAACCTTTTTTGTTAACATAATTGAGAGTTGTCTTTACATCTTCTTCTAACATAATCTCTCTTACATCACGGTTTGTTTTTGTTTTAATAAATGTATAGTAAGGTTCTTCAGGTACATTCTTATTAATAATCAAATCGTGTTGTAATGCATCATCAGGAATTTCTTTAAGATATTCGGCAAATGATTTACGATCACGGTTATACCAGTTTAATACAGGAGAAGTACTTGACTTCCAACCAATCGCAAACGTTCTATCTCGTCCCTGAGGAACTCCATGATATCTCGTTGAGGTTTTATACAGAGATAAAGAATAACCTCTCTCAGCACAAATTTCATACAGTCTATTTGCGACTGGACGACCTTTGTTTGTATATAGTGCAGGAGCGTTCTCAACAATAACAACCTTTGCTCCTAAAACATCAATACCATCTTGAAAGACCTGATACATAAATTCATTCTTTGCACAACCTGCACCTTTACTCTCTGCGGTCGTACCTGTATTTAATTGAGATAAAGCAGCACAAGGTGGAGTACCTGATACTACATCTACCTTTTTAATTTTAGGATTGTCTGAATCCAATAATACATAAGGAACATCTCTGCCTTTCGTATTCTGTTGATAATTGACATAATGTGAATCGTTTGCTTCAAACCCACCATAGGAATAAATTGCTTCAGGTGGTTTACCGAAAGCTTTCTCCGCTCCTAGCATTTGTCCACCAATCAGTGGAATTAGTGGTGCCCATGTTATTTCTTTTTTACTCATCCGAAAAAGTCCTCAAGTGTTGCAGCAGTTTTCTTTTCGTATTGTGATATATCAGTGGTGATATAATCTTCATCCATTGCTGTCATAATTTTATTGTTTAAGAATGTCCCATCATATAGTTCAGGCTTACAGATTAGTTTACGCAATCCTTTTACTACTTGTAAATATTCTTCCTCGTTGTTTAATAACCTCTCCATTCTTTCTTTGAACTCAGCAGGAGTTTTAGGTCTTAAGAATTCTGGAATAGGTAAATGTTTTTGTTCATCATAAGATGGATGTAAGAAAGGAACTACTCCTGCATGAATCATTTCAATATACTTTGATGTAACCCAACCTGGTGCGATTGGAATAATAAAAGTAAATTTAACATTATTCATTTTTGTCATTACATCGTCAAGATGGATTGAACCTTTGAATCTTGCATCGGTTTCGGTATTAGGATGTTCCCATTTACCATAAATTTCAACATCTTCAATATCATCCAATACCCATTCTTTTAATAAGTTATATCTTGAAGGTTTAGCTTCATTTAATATAACCATGAAAGGAACATTTCTTTTTGTATTGAACTCTTCTTCATATTCATAGTTGATACAAAAACAAGTTTCCATACCTTCGTATGTAGATTTTACTTTTCGTTCATAGCGATGTTGGTCTTCATAATTACGAATACTGCTTACTTCGTATTCATAATCGTATTGACCTAAAGACCTATTTGGTAAATGGAATATATCGCGTGATTGATTCATTACATATCGTGGATCATTTACAATCTCAACATAATCAGGCTTTTCTTCATTTAACCAAATAGCAATAGGTGATGTATAGTTCTTAGTCATATCAATTACAGATGCAGGTTTACCATCAGTGATACCTTCTTTCAAATGTTTCACCTGAGTAATTTTACCTGGGATAGTAACTGTTCCAACTTGACCTACCATCAATACAGTGTAGTCTAACTTAAATCCTTTTGAATTAAAATAGTCAATCACATGACGATAAAATCTATCATCATCGTTATTCTTAATACCTTTCCAAATATCAATTACATTATCATACGGAAACAATTCCAATACTTCAGATTCATTTAAAGTACTGAAATCGGATCTTCCGATAATATAAAATGTTTTGTCTGGGTTGTTATTTGCGAGTGCAATAAGTACTGTAGATGGTTCGTTGTCTCCACCAATAGGAGAGAAACGATTCCTCTTGAACTTGACCGATTTACCGATCTTTCCGAATCCAATGTTTTTCATAATATAAAATAATTCCGTTCTATGTATCTATTTATCAGAACTGACCACACGTTGTCTAAGCTCTGTTGAACTAAATGAATGTCTTCTTCGATTATAATGAACAGGACATAAACCTTTACCGGTATGTTCTTGGTCTTTATATTCTTCACCGACAATTCTTATGTCAGGGTTAATTGTTAAAATCATATCAACGATTTCTTGTTCTGTTGTAAAAGGTATAACCTCGTCAACGTACTTACAAGATGATACCTGTATGTATCTTTCAAAGGGTGTCTGAACAGGCTTATTCTTTGCGTCAGGACGGTCTACAGTTGGGTCAATCAATAATCCAACAATTAAATAATCGCACAAGGTCTTTGCTTCTTGTAACATTACAATATGACCTGCATGGAATAAATCAAAAGTAGAACATGTAAATCCTACTTTAAAATCAGACGGTAATTTTTTTCTGTCTAAAAACATTTTCTTCTCCTAAAATTTCTTCAACCCTTTTAGCATAAACATTATATAAAGGTTCTTTATCAGTTGGTAAGTAATGTATATATGCAGGGAACGATTTGAAGGATACCTTTTCAGGCATCTTAGTTGTCCAAAGTCGAACATCTCCTTTAAATCTTTCAACCTTATAACCTTGCTCAACTAACCATTTATAATAAATTGCATATATGTTTTGTTCTATAATCCAATACTTACCACCCATTGTTCTGTTATTCTTTGCTGAGCCATATTCAGGTGTATCATATTTGCCATGCTTTTTTCTTTGAGTGTATTTGTGTACTCCATCCATGATAAGTATATATGTATCTTTACAAACTGCTCTTTGGAAAAACTCAAGATAGTGTTCGTTTTGTGTATGAATTACTTGTCCTGAGTTCATACTAAAATAAGGTTGGTACCTCATTGTTGAAACATCAATTAAGTCTTTATATAATGGACCAAGTACTGCTTCTACAAACTTACCCATAACTCCTAAAGCAGATTCATTATAAAATACATATTCATCTTCAAAATAATGGTCAAGTGGTTTAAGCAATAGAACATCGTCGTCCATCATCATTGCCTTTTTAATTCCAAGTACTTCATGTACATAAGGAAAGACTAACCATTTAATTGCCACTCCGTATACTTCAAGAATTCTTTCTAACCATTCTTGTTCGAAGAAATGCTTTGTCTTTTCAATCATATCTGTTGCGTAATGAATAGTTATCAGATCTGATATACTTTCTACGTTATATGACTGTTTCCTATCATCTAAGATAACATGCAACTTGTGATTTGTATCGACATCATACACATTATAGTAATTAAGTAAATTGTGTATTCTTTCTATTTTGTTTGAAACTACAAATATATCATTCGCCATTTTCAATCATATCCAAAAGGTCATTAACACATTGAATAATAAAATCTTTATCAGGATGGTACTTATATACACGAATAATTTCAGCAGCAACCAAGGTAAGTAATTCATACTTATCAATCCAATGGTTATATGCTAATAGTGTATTGATAGAAAGATCTTGGTCGGCAGGTGAATACTTATTAATCATTAAGCTTGCGATAAACTTTGCTATGTCAAGTTCACGACAACCAAAAACATTCGGGATAGGGTCAATTAAGTACATGTTATGATCATTAAACAACATGTTACGTACACCAAAATCTCCATGACAATATCCATATTCTAATTCAATAGATGCCAATCTTTCAACAACATCGTTAAATGCAGGGATATCAGCCAACTGAACGTGACCTACAATTCTTGCGATATAATCATCGAACGTTAAAAACTTTTTCGTAACAGGAATTTCATCGAATTCATCAAGTGCTTCTTGAATCATTGCTAATGCTTTATACGGAGAATGCTTAAAGAACTCTTCGTCGTGGTCAATGTAATCCATTGTAATTGTATCACCAACAACTCTGTGGATTTCTGGAGTAAATACTGCACTACCAGTTTCTTTATACCATTTTGCCACTTCATGAGCATTACTTGCGGTCTTATGTACTAACATACCATCAGTGTAAATATCAGATCCTGATAGACCACCTTCTAATTCTCGAATATCAGCATATATAAAATCTTCAGGTGTAATACCTTTATCATCAATATAGTATGCAGCAAGTGGTTTATCAAAAGACAACATATGATATTTTACATGGTGCTTTTCTAACCAAGACCGTATTTGTTCTCCATACTTTTCTTCTGCTTCAACTCTACTCCTACAAGAAATAGAACCTCGAGCAGTAAAAATATCAACTTGCCAACCTGCATTATATAATTCATTGCATTTTTCAATCAAAGCAATGTTGGGTTCTGCGTTTTCCCAATCTCTGTTTGATGTAAATGCTAACGTGTCGTCAAAGTCAAGTACTATTCTTTTATGTAAACTCATTTTTATTTCTTAAAGATAATAGATCTTGTTAGTGCACCAAAGTGATAACAGAAAAAGAGGAATAAAGGAACAAAGAGAGCAATACGAATACTGTCTTTAGTCATATTGATTGCTTCCATAAAAAAGATAACGCCTGAGATGGTGGCAACAATAATGCCAACAAATAAAATACCGTAGGCTAGGTCTGTAATAATTTCTTTCATAATATAATTTCCTTGTAAAATTTAATTACCATTATAACAAAACTCTGAGAGTTTGTCAATAGTTATTGAACACTATTTGTTAAAAATTCATAGTCAATGCCTGCTTCTATAAACATTAATTTTGACTTATGAAATGACTCTGACCATTTTTCTGGAATATCATCAGCCGACATAACAATTCTATTTATGCCTACTTGGATAATTCCTTTTGCACAGTCGTGGCAAACTGGTAATCCCCACACATATAAGGTTGCATCTTTGAGAGATATTCCGTTATATGTAGCATTATATATGCAATTCATTTCGGCATGTACTACAAGATCATATTTAATACTACGATCTTCATACCGATAAGGTGCATCTTCAATACCTAGTGGAAATCCATTATATCCAGTTGCTAGGATACGACGGTCAGAGTTAACTGCCACCGCTCCTATTTGTTTTGAAGGGTCTTTACTCCAAGAGGATATCTCTCGAGCAACACGCATAAAGCGTTTATCCCACTTTGAGTCCATCAAGTAATTCCTCAATAAAGTTGAAATGTCTTTCATATACATGGAAGTTTGATGCTGTCCAAATCAGATTACCAACTTCAATACCAAGATCTTCAGCAAGTTGATTCTGAACATATCTTGCCCAAGCATAA